GGCATGGCATTGGGCGGATACAATAACGGATACGTCGCACTATTTGGCACGAATCAAGGCGGTGCGGCATGTTCGGGCGGTGGTGCGGCCGCCAATACGATCAACATCAGTTTGTCACAATTCGCCGGCGCGTTCCGGCCGAAATCATGGCACAATAATCCGGCACCGAATCCCGATCCAAACCCGAATCCAACACCAACGCCACAACCGGATGTGACATCATACACCGTCGTTCGCGGTGATACGTTGGGTGAAATTGCCGTTAAAAACGGTTGGTTCAAGTCTGGCAAATTATTTGGCGATGATGGATTAACACAGGAAATCGCCGATCGAAATGGAATTGCAAATCGTGGTTTGATTTTCCCAAATCAAGTCATCGTTTGGCCGTAATATGAAACGCACAAAACAGCCAAAGCCGCAGCCCAAAACGAAATTGGATGAATTCAAAATTTATTACGAGGAAATTCCGATTAAGCGGTGAGGCTTGCGGTTTCGGCCAAAATAACGTAAGCTGTTAGCATCATGAATAAAGGTTTGGTGTTCATCAAGGCGCATAAAATAATTTTTATCATCATTGGCACAATTTTGGTCGTTGGAATCGCCGTGTGCGTGATTTTATTGGTCAAACATGATAGTGAACCCATCCGCGACACAAAGACGTCGCAAACGGCGTCAGAATCGCCAAAAACGACCACTAATTCCGAACCGGCGGCCGAAACGGTCGATGAATCGCAAAATACGCCCGAAACCGTGATCGAAACGACACAATCGACCACCACGACCACACAAACGCCGGCACAAACAAACACGCCGGTTCAACAACAACCAACGCAACCGGTCGAGCCAACGCCAGCACAAAAATGCGCGGACGCTACCGCATCATTCGCGTCACAATACGCAAACGACATAAATCAAATGAAACAACGATTGGGAAATATGTCACAAGCGGATTTCGTGACGGTTTTTAGTCAGGGTCAATATGTTTACGATTATTTGTTCAATAATTATCGTTTCGCAATCAAAGATGTTTGCGGTGATCCGAGTGTGACAGATTTTTATAATTTCATGTATTAGTCGAATGGTGAGATCGATAAATTCAATATCGCATTCGCGGTGAATGCTGGCACGCTAACCGTTCCGCCGCCCTGTGCGCCAATCGTGGCCAACAATCGATATGTCGTGTTGTTTAATTGGTGGCATTGACTAAACACCATCAAACCTGTGCCAACGTTTTGATAAACAAACATGTTGCACGGAAAATTGTCGCCGGCCGATAATGATGTTTGCAGATTCACGTTTTCAACATACACGCCGGCCGGAACGGTAAACGTCGTTGAAAATTGTTGACCATCGCCGTATGTGCCAGCCGGCACACTCAATGACGCCGTATGCCGGCTTTTTTGTTTCAACGCCGAATAATCTGAATGTTTTATAAAATTACTAATTATAACCATTACGCCTCATCTCCGTATAAATGATAATATGCTGGTAGTGATACATTTGTTATAAGTTGTGTTGTTGTTAGCCGTGCGCCAATATATTCATCGCCACTCCCAGTATTCACATTTTTTTGGCAACGTGTCGGCATTAACGCGTCAACTAAATTGTTGTTATATATCATTAACGTTGTATCCCATATTCGTGCCTGCGGAATATAACCTAAACTATGTATTATTGTTGAATTTGACGTTGTTATGCGATCAGCCATAACGATTTTTTGATAATTGAAATCAGATGAAAACTTAAAGTTTGTTGAATCTTCATAAATATTCGCAATATCACCGGTATAATCGGGCGGCGCGAATGCCAATAACCGGAAATAAAACGTGACGTTCGATCCGGTGTTATTCGTCATCGATAAATAAATTCGCGTGCCATCGGCACCAATCGTCAAAGCAATATCCGGCATTGCCGCATTGAAATTCGGAACCTCGATGTTAATATCGTATGCCGGTGAAAAATTGGCGTTAGTTGACCATTGGCCAATTAACAACGGCGTAAATGGCAAGCCGTGATTTATGGATGTATCCAAATAACCGGTCGATCCCGAAACCACGAATTGCGTCGATTGTTTGAAGACGATGTATGGCATCGGGTAATCAGAGATGAACCGAAATTTCCGCAGATCCGCCATATTATATGCTCAATTCGTTAATCACATCAATGCCAGGATCGGAAATCGCGGAAATCACATCGTTCGGGTTGGATGGTTTCGACCCGATTTGAATGCGCCGCAACCCCGATGAATCCGAATAAACAAAACCATCGGCATTGACGCGTGTGCGAACCGCGCCACCACGCCGCACAATCAATTCGCCGGTGTTTTGATTTAATTCGATATTGCCATTGTTCGTTGAAACAACTTTCGACCCCTCAAATTCCACGTTTTTTACAATCGACATATTACTCCTTTCATCCCAATAAATCCGTTCCGTCCAATACCGACACGTCCAAAATAAACGGTTCAACCACCACGTGTTTTTTGGCGCGAATCGTCGTTTGCAATAATCCGCGTGATAATTTCGTCACGATCGCCGTCACCAAATAATCACCCGAATATTTGTGATCAATGGTGATAACATCACCCATTTGCAATGATGGGTCACCCTTAACATCGATTTCAATGTTCGGCGAATATTCGGATTGTTTATTCAAAATGTCCATCGCGAATAAATCACAATTTCGATATGATCCGAAAAAGTTATTGTCGGTGATTTCCAAAACTTTATTGCCGAATTTATCCTGGCTGTCGGTATCGTATGCCTCATAATTGATCGTATCAACAACCTTTGCCGGTTGACCCCACATTTCCATCCCATCGATTGAAACCGGTGCGGAATTGGTGTTCGTGAATGTGACCTGGTATGAATCCTGAAATAATGTGCCGGATGCCGTCACGCCCGACGTCACGGCCACACCCGACAAGTTTTTAGCGGTAAACCATGACGATGTATTTACTCCATTGAACACAAAATCATCGGCCTCCCATGTTGGATCGTCAAACGACAACCATGCCGAAAACGTGCCGTTGGCCGGAATGCGCCATTGATCATCGGTGGCCGATTTCGAATAACCATCCTCGTTTTCGATCGAGAATATTGGTTGTAACGGTTGAACGGCGCGAACCTCCGACGTTATTTTCACATCGTTAATAATTCCATCGGTGCGCGACGGTTTGATTGAAATAATGTTGGATTCATCAAACATCATTACCGGTTGTTTGCCCAAAACACCGGCTCGGGTGGTGAATCGGATGATGCCTTGTTCATCCAACCACAACGTGCCGTTTTCGGCCTGAACCAATCGTTTCAACGCGTTGCCAGCGTTGTCGCCCTTATTGAACATCACAAACGGAATCATGTTTTGGCCAGTCGCCAAATTATATTGATCCGGCGTCATGCCGTATTGTTGCAAAATCGTTGCGATAACCATGTCTGTGGTGGCATTCATCAGTTTGATTGCTGACCGCAACCCCTGATCGCCGATTTCCGATAAAAAGTCGATGGCCGTCCATTTTAATTGCAAATTATCGTCGGAATAATCTGGCATGTTTTGTGTCAACCCAACGAACATCGGAATGTTCGATTCGGTGCGGAATCCCAAAAACAATCGCACCGGTCGTTTCGGCAAAATCAATGTAGCAATGGGTGAAATATCGGTGGCCTCCTCTGAAAATGCAAAATAATTATCGAAATTGTTTAATGCAATGTCGGCAACGGCGGCCTGAACGTTAAACGGAAATTCGACCGACCGTTCGATCGCCATTTCAATCAACCGATCCGAAACCGCCATCCATTCATACGCATCCCAAACCTGCGTCGGGTTATCGTCCAATGTGGCCAGCATATCGACGCCATCCAATGCCGATTGATCCAATGTGAACCATTGCACGTCATCACGGCGTTGTTTGGTGAATGAGATATTGGCCGCCCATGACAACGGAACCACCGAACCACGCGCCAATTCATGAAAGCGATCAGTTACGGTTTGCATGGTCAAACCCCGATGGAGTTTTGTGATGTTTCGCGCATGACAATGGTCACTCCATTAACCACGCCACAATTATTGACAATTTTTTGCGGATTTGAAAATTCCAATATCACCGGCATGTTTTCGATTCCCAATCGGGGGATCGTCAACAATGGCCGCAAAAATGTTGAATATTGGCGTCGTTCAAATGCCAATAACCGCAAATAATCATCCTCCGACATATACGCCCATGAATGGGTGATTCGTCGTTTGCCATCGTATGTGACGTATGTGAAAACATCACCATTCAACGGTTCGACATTGGTTTTGCCATCGATGATTTCCTGCGTCAACGGCACCTCTAATAAATCATACGTCAAATTATCAACCGTATCGATCAGTTGCATTGTTATCGCGTTATTCATGACATTGCCCCCATTCGTGTGCGGTTAATGATTTCCAATTGGTCGGCGATTTGTTGCGCCACGCGTCGTTGTTCGGATGCCGATGTTGCGAATGTGCCGTAAACATTGATCGTCAATGGTTGACCGGCACCGGCCGATTGTAGTTGCTCCATCAATGACGCCATTTTCGATTCCGGCACAACCCATTCATCCTCGCCACCATCGCCGGCGTGAATAATCCGGCCGCCAGGTTCGACAATACCGCCCATGTATAACCGCGGAATTTTTAGCGTTGGAATTTTGCCGATGTTGACGCCAGGCACCAAATTGATAATGTCGATTGCGCCGTTAATCAAATTGAATGGCAAATTGATCGCGCCCTCGATAATTCCCAAAATTCCATTGATGCCACCCTTAATCGCATCGCCAATCGCACCGGCAACCTTTCCGCCGAATCCAGTGAAAATATTGACGATGCCATCCCATAACGATTTGAACAATGAACCAAACGCGCCAATCAATGCACCGATGATTTTCGGGATTGCCGCGACAATACCCATGAATAATTGAACCGCCGCGTTAATTAACATCATGATCGTGTTTGGATCGGTCAACCATTGAATGATATTGTCGATGATGTTCGGCAAAGCATCGACCAACGCCAAAATGATTTGCGGTATGGCCTGAACGATTGCCAAAAACATTTGAATTGCGCCGTTCAATAACAGAGTCAATGTGGCCGGTTCGGTTAGTTTTTGCACGATGGTGATTATCAAATTAGTCAATGCCAACAATAATTTCGGGATCAATTGAATCAATGCATCGATCAATGTCGGCAAAATCGTCACTAACGCATTAAATATTGTTTCAATCAATGATGGCAACACTTCAACGATTGCCATGATGATTTGCAACGCCGCTTGGATGACGGCAGGGATCAAAACCTCCAATAATGCCGGTAATTCGGCAATCAATATCGGCGCCAATTCCGAAATTAGTTGCACGATGCCGGTTAATGCCGTTTTGATGACCGGCACCAAATTTTTCATGACATTGCCGGCCGATTCAACGAAATTCGATAATAATTGATCAAAATTCGCATTTTCGTCGGCCAAGCCGGTGACCAAATTCGACCACGACGCTTTCATCGTGCCAATCGAACCCGAGATCGTTTCCGACGCCTCTTTCGCGGTGGTGCCGGTGATTCCCATTTCATCCTGTGTTTTGTGAATCGCCAAAATCAATTGATCGAATGGAATGTCTTTAACGTTTTCGGCCGTCGCCTTAAACGAATCGCCCATAACACCGGAATCATTGACCAAACGCGCCATTTCCGACGCGGTACCGCCATAACCCAATTTCAGGTTGTCCAACATCGTGAAATTGTCTTTCGCGAATCCCTGATATGCATTTTGGATTAAATCAATTGACGTTCCCATTTTGTTTGCGTTGTCGGCCATGTCGGTGACGGCCATATCGCCGATTCGCGCCGCCTCCGCCGTATCACCGCCCAAACCCTGCAATAATGATGCCGAGAATCCGGTGATGGTTTCCATGTATTGGTTGGCCGACAATCCAGCCGTTTTATACGCGTTTTCAGCATATCCCATCACCGCATCGGATGAATCCTTAAACAACGTTTCAACACCACCGGTTAATTGTTCGTAATCCGCAAACCCCTTAACGGCCGAAATCGCCAATCCAGCGACGGCGGTTGCGGCAACGGCCAATCCAGCGGCCGCCGCCTTGCCAATCGCCGCAAACCCCTTTGATAATTTGCCCTCTGATTTCGAAACCGCAGTTTCAGCATCGGAAAGACCCTTATCGAGGCCTTTAGTGTCAACATCAACAACATATTGAACTTTACCAACGGTGGTTGCGGATCCGGCCATTACGTCACCTCACTCCGTTTCACGAACGGTTTAATGCCACGTTTGAATGCGGTGTTTGGCGATTTTGCCAATACCGACGCCGTGCTAACTTGTTGTGCGCGTGCCTGATCGACTAATTTCGAATACCAAACTTTTCGCGCACCCTCCAATAATCCGAAAACCTCCTCAATGGTGATTTCATTGTTGCGGATTGCCGCGATGCCAAGCCACCCGAAATAATAACCAAATTCGGCCACAATATAAATTTCGGAACTAATGCGGTTATCCTCGCCATTATCGCGTTTTTCCATACGGCGTTTGTAACGCGCCATCATCGCATCGCGATCTTTTTTGGTCATCAAATCCAAAACGTTAGTCATTGCCATCGGTTGAATCCTCCGCATTTTTATCGGCGAAAATTTGTTGCAAAACCGTGTTGATCCCATCAACCCCGACCGCATGAACCAATTTGGCCGCGTCACCGTTGGCGTCCTTTGCAACAAACAACGGAACGTAACACGCCTCTAATTCCAATTGCGTTTTCACAACGGAATCCATCGCTTTTGAAACCTCATCCAATATTTTTGTTTGTTCATCCTCGCCCAAATCGTTCAACGCCTTGATTTTTGATTTGACGTTCATTGCCTTGCGAGATTCAGCCAATAATTTATTCGACAATCGGCTGATGTCCAATTTGTCACCGGCACCAATCCGGCGAACCTCATATAATGCACCGTCAATGCGTGCGTTACGCGTTGTTTTTAAGTTGCTGGTGCTAATCGTGATTTCCGACATATTATTCCTTTCGTTATGGTTAAAATTATGATGTCGGGTAGTCTGGCAAGTCGATTTTGTGTGTGGTATAATGATCGCAATGAGATTACATACACCGAGTTTCGTTTTAGGTGCATCGACCACCAAATTTTTGCGAAAGTATTGGTATATCGGAATTTTTTACGTTTTGTTTTATTTGATGTTTTGGATGGTGTTCGGGGTGTTTTGGTTGATTTATCGCGGCATTAAGGCCATCGTCAACAAAACCAAAAAACAACCGACAACCGAAACGCCGGCCAAATCGTAATTATTTCAACCAATTTTTCAAACCCTGTTTCGCGGCCGATTCGCCGGCTTTTTGCAAATAATGTTTTGCGCTAATATTCACCGATTGATTGATGCCGGTGCGACCGCCCAATTCATGAATTCGTGCATACGGCACGCGATCATCGCCATAAACGACCGCAACGGTATCACCGTCCGTTTCAACGCGACCATCCGATCGCAATGCGCCGGTGTCCTTTGGTGCGGTCATTTGTGCGCGGTTGTTGATCGAATCGGCCATAGCGCGTTTGGCATTTTTAATGTTTTCGAGTTGAACCCGTTTGTAAACATCGATGCCGCCATTGACCGGTATTATTTTCGCCATGATTTAATTATGCCGGCCAATAGTCAGGCAAATCAAAAAGCGCCGTTGTGATCGCGAATAGCGGCGCTTATCGATGAAAACCACCCCACTACACCTTAAATTTAAGTCTCTCGCAAAACATCAAAAACAATCGGGGTGGTTTTCGTTGCGAGGTGCGACCTATGGCGTCGGCACTGCCGCCCATGCCTGTGCCGAAACATCCCAGAATTGAGGGGTGTCGGGATCAGGGTATCCGAGCAACAGATAACCGTCGGCCGTAGGTTGCATTTGGATTGTGCATTCAATTTGCAACGCATCGGATGTCGATAGCGTTGGATTGAACACGGTGCTGACCAATCCAGCGTAAACGTGGATGTCATTTTTCGCGTCCTGCCCATCACACACGGGGTGGATGTTGATTGGTCGCGGTGTTTTCGTGGTGCAATTGCCACCACCAAACACCAACGGATCAGTTTCGGCGATGTCGAAAATCTGTTTTAGATAATCCATCGACGGCAAGAACAACGTAAATGTTAATTCAGCGGTGTCGGCCTTTCCCGACGGTTGACGGCGCGTTCCGGCCTGTGTATCCGCCTCCATCATGCCCTCCTCATAATTGGGGGAAATATCGCCCAATAATTCGGCCGGAATCAAGACGGAGCCGATACTCATTTCGTATTTGCCACCGAGTAATGTTTCAGTATTCATTTGAAACGTCCTTTCATTTATGATTAATAGTTGATTGTTCCGGTCGCGGAATAAATGACACGATTATTATCATCCAATCCCACGTTTGTGATAGTCGAAAGTGGCATGATCGTCACATTCTTATATCCGGTCGTTGTCACCGGTGGAACCGCCGGCAACACGCAAACTCCATAGGAGCCATTCAAAAAATCAATAACATCACTAAGCCGTTTGTAGCCATCGACGTCGGTTTCGCCACGACAATATAGTTCGTAACTCTGCGTTCGTCGCGCACCCCTCGACTGCGCGTCACCCACATTCGCGATGTAGATACCTTTGCGGTCAAGGGTTAGTTTTTGAAAGAATAAATCGGTGTCGATCGTGCCGAATCCGTTATCTTCCAAATATTTCAAAAGTGATAATGTGATCATTTTTTAATCCCTTCAATTACACCGATAACCGTGCGTTTAATAACGCGAACCGGATGCCAGCCATTACGCCGTTGCATAATCAGTCCTTTCCAATGTTAGGGTGTAATGTTCGATTGCATTGGTGTCAAAGTTTCGACCCTGCGTAATTCCCAAGATCGCGTAATCTTTACCGGCATATCGGATGCCGTTCCCAACTATCTCGTCATTTTCAGCGACGTCTTCGGGGTGAATATGCAATGTAGCACTTGATTCACGCGTTTCCTGGTTATTGACGGTCGTCATACCGGATCGCACCTTAAACACACCCATTCGGGCGGTTTCCGATAAAATCCGGTTGCCGTAAACCCCACCGCGATCGATTTCCAAATATTGATACGGAACTTGTTGAAATGCATCAAACACGGTCATCACAACCCCCGAAATCGAAGATTGTGCGGCCGTGACGTATTCCCGAACCGCATTTTGAATATTTGGCCAATATCGCGCCGTTTTTGTCGATTAGATCGGCCAACACGCTATGACCATCACGATATGAAATCTGAAAGTCCTCAACGCGTTTTGACGCGACGCCACCGGCGGCCATTTCCGCCGATTCAGCGGCCATTCCGCCGAAGAATCGCGCCCAAACCAATGCCAAGTCATTCGGCAATGGATCGAGAACACCGATGTCGTCACAGATCAAATCATTGACACGCAATTTTGCAATGTTAAGGTATAGATCGAAATTTATTGTTTCGGTTTGCGAAAGGGTGCGACCAAGCAGAGCAACGACATCCGTTTGTTGTAATGGGTTATTCATTTTGATCCTCCTTTCGCAAACTTACTTTAATATTCAACATTCGATCAGGGTGCAGGTGTGTAAACCGCCGCAGTCTTGAATCCGGTCAACGAACCACCGACGAAACGCTCGACGAGCATGATGTCTTGGTTGTTTGTCAGATCAAAGTCGGTTCGCACGGTCGCATTGGCCTCGCCGAATAGCACATACGCGCCATCCAACACACCGATGATCAAACCGTCGGCAGTCAACTCATCCAATTCATAGATGGTCGCACCGATGGCCGTATCAAGGTTTGTGCCAACAGGGAATATTGGCAGGCCAGCGCTGTTTTTCGCCAACAGCAAAGCGGTTCGGAATCCGAACGGCACGAACAGCGTTTTGGCACCGTTCCCACGAATCGCGCCGAGAGTTTTAATCGCGGCATCATAATTCGTATCGGCGGTCACACCGGCAATAGCCGTCGCGACAGATGCGCCAAACGTTCCAGTGGCAGCAGTCGAATCATCGACAATGCCGTATAGGCCACGACCGGCGGTTGGTGTGCCAACGGCGCCTTCCTTAGTGCCACCAAGCAACGCGGCAACAACGATTTGGTTCGCCACACGCGATGCCAATTCCTCGACACGAAACGCCAACAGTTCGCCGGATTCATCGTCAAACAAATCCTGCAAATCAATCGGGAGTTTCTTGTAAACGTTGATGGCCTTAACGTCGCGACGTAACGCGGCAACATTTTGATTGACCTTCGTCGCGCCCTTTGCGTGACCACGAGCCGTGTCAGACGTTCCCATGCTGTAAACAGCACCGGCACGCGCACCCATTTGGCGAAATGCCGCCAATGCACTCGGTTGATCCTGCCATGCCTTAAAGAAAATCGATTCAATGCGAGCCGGCAAGATTGCATCGCCAGTGATGGCCTTTTCCTTTAAGTTTTCCATCCAAGCCTTCATAATTTGCTCGTTGGAACCGCGATTGTATTTCAAAACGATGTCCTTGAAATCTTTTAATGCGGCTTTCGATTTCAGATAATCGCCGTTTGATTTGGCGGTCTGAACCGGTTGTGTTGCCTTTTCGACAACGGTGTCTTTTGCAATTTCCTTAGTCATTGCTTTTTCCTCCGTATTAGATTTAACATTTTCGTCAACTTTTTCATCGGTTTTATCCGTTGATTCAGGCGTTTCCGCCTCTGTCTCGGTTGGCGTTTCGACAGGTTGGGTTTCGGTTGTTTCCGCCGGTTTTTCCTCTTTCGGGGTTTCGACCGGTTTTTCCGTTTGGGAATGGTCTTTGCCATCACCATTCGCATCACCGAATGTATCGTTCTGTTTGGTTACAGGTTCCGACATGGTTTGTCCTCCAAGTAAGGATTTAATGGCGATCAATCGTGCCTCTTTGTTCGATCCGCGATATACCAACGACACCTCGATAATTTCGGCATTGCTAATCGTGTCAGCGTCGAAATTATAATCATAATCGATCATGGTGATCGAAAACGCGTTCGATAGGTGGCCTTCCTCAATCAGCGTCAACATTTCCTGCGCGACATCCCGTGATGAAATGCCGGCTTCGAAAATCAATTCGCCGTTTTGGAAATAAGCCGTCCGCACCGAACCGATAACGTCACGCACGTCACCGCTATGATTCAGCATGAGTGGAATGTCTACAATGTCCGTAATGCCTTCCGCAGGGATGGCGTCCACCGTAATGTCACCACCACCTTTCAAGGGTAATCTCAAACTTGCAACATTGACCTGCTCATAATGTCGGTCGATATTGGCAGAAGATGCAACAAAGACGATCCGCCGCTCGCCGTCAACCAATTTGGTTTTGATCGAGCTGCTAATTGAAACAATCTTCGATTTGACTTCGTTTGCCATAATTTTCCTCGTTAGGTTAATATTGATGACTGCGGCGCACATAATGTGCATTGCTTTCGTCAATAACAATTATGGTTTCGTATAGTCTGGCAGTGCTACCGGCGTTTGTTGGGGCTGATTTTCGCCGCCAATTTGAAAAGTTTGTTGCCCAGCCACGATCTAAACTTTTTCATCATGCGTTCCTTTCGGTTCAATTTCCGGTTCGGTGAATTTATACATTCGTTCGGCGGTGGTCGATGACGGTGTGATGACCTTGATATTCAATTTGGCCTTGCATTTCGTATTGGTGCAAATAACGCCCTCAACAATCGTTGTGCCTTTGGCCTCCATCAAATACCGGCCGCAATATTTGCAATTGATTTTCATGATTTTTTAACCTCGTATGTGACATAACAACCGCAATGCGGATGCAATGATGCCGAATCAACATTCACAAAATCATTCATGAATGTGCCGCCATCGGTTCCGGTGATCGACATTCCAACCGGCAAAAACGATCGGTTGACGATTTCCGATTTGCCATCCATTGCCGCGCAAAATTCACATGGCGAACCGGTATTGGTGTGCCATGTTTTCGTGATCGTGGTGGCCGTTTCATTCATCAATTGATTCATCGCGTCAACCGACGCATTGCCAATCGATCGGTGTTCCTCTGTTCGCGCCAAACGTTGCACGCGCCATTCGTCGGTGTCCATAATTTCGCGCAAATTGCGTGCGATGGTTTCCTTATCCCATTCCAGCGTTTGACCCTTTGCCAAAACATCGCGAATCGCGTTGGCGGTGTCGGTTGTGTATGATTGCGCGACGTTCGTCAAATATGCGCGATATTGTGATTTGGTGATTTCCGAAACAACGTATTCCGAAACGTTATCGACGGCGATTCCGGCCGAAACCAACAACGCAATACCCTCCGTGTATGTCACCGCGCCGCGAACCGCCATATACGCCGTAATCACGGCCAATATTTCCGTAACCATCGATGTGATGTCGCGTTGATCGGCGTCATTGACGTCCTTCGCATTTAATTCATTGGCGTCAATGGAATTGTCGATTTGTTTTTGCATATATTCGCGAACGATCTTGGCAATTTGCTCAACGACATCGGGATCATCGGGATCGGCGATTTTGTGCGAACATTCCGCGCATTCGTGGTGCATACAAGATTCACCGGATTCGGTTTTGTGCGATGCAATACGTTTTTTAACCTGTTTGCTCGTTGAATCCGGTGAATCCACAACCTCATCGCCCTCATCGACTTCGGGCTTATCATTGACAATGACTGGCCGTTGATAACCGGTTTTCAATAGTTTGTAACCGTTCGATAATTCAAACGCGTCAACCACCGAATCCAAATTGTATCCGGCATTGATGGCCGAATTGATCAAATCGAATTCAATTTTTTTGCGCTCGGCATCAGTTTTTTCCTCGTCGGCAACACCAGGAATATCAACGTCAAACGTGATGGCAAAACCCAAACCGCCGGTGATGCGGTTCATTTCATGGGTAAATCGTGTCCAAATTTTCGTTGCGAACGGAACGACGGCGTATTTGATGAATATTTGTTCATCAACGCGAACCGACGCATATGTGTTGTTATCGTTTACGCCACGAATTGACGCCGGCACGCCATACGCCGAATCAATCTTTTTGTTGGCCTGTTCGAAAATGTCTTTCAACGACATCTCCTTGTTCGTTTGCGCGAATGGCACCCATTGAATTTGTGCATCAACCGGATTGCCGGTCGTTGGGGAAATTGGGCGATGCGTATAAACCACGTTATTATTGCGACCCGATCCGCGATGTTTTTTCTGCATCCGATCAACGATTTCATCAAAGTCATCAACCGATTTGGCCGTGATTATGAATTGACCGGCCGGCACCGCGCCGTTTTCGAAAAATCCGGCCTGGTATGCCGCAATGTAATCATCCAAATTCGCCCATTTGTGCGCCGCAATCGACGGTGAATAACCCTTTGATAAATCATACGGATCGAATCCGGCATAAATTTCAATGACGTCATCGGTGGTGTATGTTTTGCCGGCAACCTTATAAACTTTCGTTTTGTTCGTGACGAATTCCGACACGTCCTCTAAAAATGTGAATCCGGAAATGTTATCGTCCGTCACGGGGCCGCCAGGAATCGCTTTGCCGTCCTGTTCATGCCACAATAACAAATAAACTTTCCGATGCACCAACGTCATCACCGCCAACGCCTCACGAAAATCGGCCGACGACATTTGTTGATTCGGGTGATACAAACGATCCAACACGCGTGTTTCGGAAACTGGTTTGCCATTGGCATCAATGGCGTATGGTCGAATCGTCATGAATTCATTGGCAATTTTTGAAATTGATGGGTAAGTGTTATCAAACGACAGCCCCTTATAAAACGCCATTGTTGAACCGAATCCGCGACCACCGGCGTATTTGTTTCCATCACCGGCGATGAAGTATTTTTTTCGCGCTCCTATGTTGAGCAATTTGCGAATATTATCAAACATATCTCATATTATGGTCATGTATAGTCTGGCAACGCTACCGCACACCGCCATATTGAACTTTGGGTTTTTCCATATCCGAAATCGCATAACGCAACGCATCCATAATGTGATCGTTGCCATCCTCCGGTTCATCCAATTGTTCGCCGGAACCGCGACGTTTGCGCCACGAATATGATAAAAATTCGCGCTCCAAATTTTTCGATGTGGCGGTGTAATAGACTTTTTTATCCTGAACACGCGATATTCCGGCAACGCGTGATCCAGCACCCTTATCGACCGGAATGGTTGGCCAACCGGAACGCGCCATTTCCGCGATCAATTCCGGCCGCGCCGAATCACAAACGATCGTGGTTTCCGGCAATACACCGGAATCGCGCAAATCATCATCGTATTGCGACGGCAACATCCCAATGCGATATAACACCTCATTCAAATAAATTTCGCCATCCGCGCCCTCGTAAACGGCCACAATCGCCGTTGGATCGTTCGAAAACCCGAAGTCTAAACCATAACGTCGCAACACGGCATTTTCCGGCACCGATTCAATCGTTTGCCATCCGGTATAAACCAACCCATCAACCTCGCCAACTTGACCCTCGCCATAAACGCGCCACCAATTCGAATTGCGATCATGCGATTCAATGGCCTGCCGTTCGGGTGCCGATAACGCCTCGTTGTCGCGATACGTCACAATCAAAAAATCCACATCATCACGGTGTTTTTCCAAATATTCAATATGCGCCCAAAAACGACGCGTCGGGTTGTAATCGATGATGATAAAATCCTTTGTTCGCGTGGCCATTTGGTCAAATATGTCGTGGTTCAATAGGTTAGCCTCGTTGACGAACAAAACATCGCGTCGCGGCCCGCGTGCTTTTCCATAATCATCAATGGCCACGAATTCAATTTGACCGCCACCATATCGTTCGAATGTGTAAATCAAATTGGTGCGATTCCATTCGCCCTCGACATAATCGTTCAAATCCTTTAATATTCGAATAAAATCACGCATTGCGCCACGCCGTAAATGCGGTGATGTGGCCGAAACCACCGACACCAAACAATCGGGGTGGCGTTGCGCGTAATCAATCAAAATCAACAATATCGCAATCGTTTTTCCGGCCGACGCGCCACCCTGAACAATCCTAATCCGCTTTTTTAACCGGCGGATTTTTCGCAGTGCGTTTGTTGTGATCATTGCCGTTACTCCTATCAAATAATGGTTTTGGCGGCTCGAAGTTCGTTTGTTCGATGATTTGTTTCGGCACGCCGTAAACTTGGTTGATCATCGATTCAATTTCGCGCCATTGACCCTTATTGATGGCGATCGCCAATTTGCGTTCGAAATACGGTGCCGAAACGTCATCCGCGATTTGTCGCAATTCCGGTTCGGTTAATTTCATCATGCATTCCAATTTGAATCGCGGCGTATCCTCTTTTTTCCATGCGCCATTGTGACGTCGTTCTGGATGCGCCTCAAATCCAGGCGGTGTCGGAACACCACCCTTGCCAACGCTAGGTTTCCGTTGCTTTGTAGGGTTTTTCGCAGTTTTTTTCGTCGTTGTCATGCCACCGCACCTTTCATTTCAAATTGGTGCGCGTCGGTCGGTTTCAACCCGCCCTCTACCACATGGAATGTGGTCGCATCGTCACTATGCTTGACGCGCATACGTTTTTCACCCAAATACATGCCGGCATTCATATCGTCAATGGTCGAATACGGCAAAACATCACAATTCAGTGTAATCGATGGATCGAGAATTTTCACATATCGCAACATATAGCCATCAATGAATTTGCCACCGGTGCGATCCATGAAATCCTTTGTTTTCGTTCCATCACGCACATTGATCGTGATTCGCGCCACGCGTTCGCCATTCGGCAATTCAATGATTTGGCGATTCCGTTTGATTTGCGTTAATGAAAAACCGGTTGCACGGTAAATCGTGCCGTCACCGCATTGTGCGCCATCCGCGAATGAAATAATGGCCTTAACAAAAGGGTAATGTTGTTTGATAAACCGCAATGCATACGCAATACAGCGCGATTCCGAATTTTTTGGCAATATATCCGAAAACGCCATGCGATTCAATTCCATCACGCCATTCCACGCAATATCACCGTTGAACAACGGCAATGTTTTGGATTTATCCATTGGCGATCCAAACGACATCACGCCGCCCAATACGCCATTCAAAAAACAACCAAAATGTAATTTCGAATTCTGCACGATTTTACCCGAATAATGATGTTTCATAATGAACGGTCGCGCTGTTTGCGCGTTGATCAATTTGACCACGATGTTTTTAGCCCCGAGCATCAATGAACTCCTTGCAAATCGCCGTTATTGCCGCCGGAATGCGTTTGCCATCGAATTCACCGTGTTCAGCATCCGCCGCATCGATTGCCGCACGAATAATCGCGGCCTGTTCGTTTGTGGCATAAATCGTAATGGTGTTTTGATCCGGTTTATCCGGCGAAATGTCCGGCGCATCAATTTCATCGTCAAATGCTGGCAATTCCACGCCCCAATCGCGCAATTCATTGGTATCCCATTCATTCGCGATCATTGACCAATCAAATTCACCATTGTTGACGTTATCACGAATGATGATTTCGCGTTCGCGTTGTTCGGTCAACCCCGATAACAAAAATGTCGGCACCGATTCAATGCCGAGCGATTTGGCGGCCTCATATCGTTGATTTCCGCCAATAATGACCAATTCGCCGGTTCGATCCGACAATATGATCGGCCGTGCCATGAAATAATCGGGATTATTTTTGATGGATTGTTTTAAGCGTTCAAAATCATCGGCCGATATGGTTCGGGGATTATTGGCGAGTTTTTTCAAATCGCCCAATTTCCGGTTTTGCGGCTCCATTATTCCGACCTTTCCGGCTCCGCATCAACCCCCCTCACACTTGGGGTCGATGTAACCGGTGCCGTTTCGTTTTGGTCGTTGCCGTCTTTCGACACGGCTCCATCGTCAACAGGTTTGGTTTGTTGGCGACGTTTGGCAACGTGCTTTTTTGGTTTATCCGACAATTTGTATTCCAATCGTTCCAAAAATTCATTGTAATTCATGGCGTCAATATATTCGGATTCACCATCATCAAATTCGATTGCAACGATTGGTAAATCTTTTTTGAACGCGACGGCCTCCGCCATCCATTTTTTATTCAATTCAACACGTTTGACAACCAATGTTTGCAGCGGCAATTCGTTTTTGATGACGAATAACCTGAGCGGCCCGAATTTGTTGGCGCGGTCGCAACCATAACATTCGTTGGTGTATAAAGTGATTTTCGTAATGTCAGATATATTCATGATAACCATTATTGTGTGTTCTTATGGTCTGGCAAATCAATTCTTGTGCATTTACAATTTCGACAAAATGGATCAACATCTTCGGGTTGTGGCATTGTCAATCGCATTATTATTTCATCAACTGTTTCGTCATGTCGAACTGGCATCCAATGAATGTAACCACCATATACGATTTTCAGGATAACTAAATTATTCACGATGCATTTCCGATCGTTATTTCAATAATTGGTTGATCATCGAATTCGCCAATCCATCCCGATAATTCACGCAAAACGTCGGCATAATTATTATGAAAAAACAGCCTGACTAATGTTCTATTCAATGATTTTACGGTCACATAATACGTCATTTCGCCTCCTTAATTACGTTACTTTTCCAAATCCGAATCGGCCGTTTGTGGCATTCCGGCCGGCACGATTCAATGAATTTGCCGGTGGCCGATATTAAACCGGCACGTTCCGCACCCTTAATCATTGCGCCCAATGACGCGTGATTGCCAACAATACCGATTTTATTCAAATGATTCACGATGTCATCGCTGGTAAATTCATCAGCATTTTGAATCAACCATGTCAAACGTTCCGACGCGGCGCGTTTATATTCGGTGGTGCTGTGTTTATACGATGATTCCATGCCCTCCGTCGCACGATCATCGGCATCCATTTCGACATCGAATATCGATTTTTGACCGGAGACAACCGTCGGTTCCTTGATTATGATTTTTTTCCATCTACCCATAATTAACCCTCCATTTAATGCACATTTCGATCGCGCCCCCATTCCGGTATTGTTTTGATCGGTTTATCGGTCAAATCTGGCAGTGTTCGCGAACCGGAAACGCTGATTTCGTATTGTTCGGCCAGGCGGTTGATATAACCCATTTCCAACACGCGATTCTGTTTTAACGATTCCGAAAACGGTTTCCAATTTTTCGTGTAAAATCCGCGCTGCTTAACGAACCATCTATCATAACAACTCACTCCATATTTGTGTTGAACATAAATTGTGGTGGGGTTTTCGAAAATGATCGTCAAACCATTGGTTTTGCGAACGACTATTTTTTCATACCGCCTTGCCATTTTTTGCCCTCCATTTTTAACCCTTTACATCCGATCCTCGATAAACTTTTTGGCCTCGTCAAAACCTTTGCAAGCAACCGATTCAACACCGGCATTGTTCAGGATTTCCAACCACATTTTTTGATTGGCCGATAATGTGCCACCTTTTCGACGTTTCATTTCGATGGCAACCATTCGTTTTCCATAAACAATCGGCAACGGCATATCATCGAGCCATTCGCCAATAATGGAATATGTGTTTGGGATGGCATCATCATCAACGACGGTGAATTTTGTCGGTATCACGACCAAATAATCCGGAAATCCAGGCGATTGACCCATGCGTTTCAATTTCGCCGTCCGCAACATTGCCGTGCGACCACGACCGGATTCATTGCCGATGTGTGTGTGCGGCAATTTCATCAATTCCAGCCACCGTGCAAACGTTTCGCATTCCATGTCTTCGGTCGGGTTTTCGTAATCATTCAGATTCGGCATCAGTTTTATCCTCGATTTCATTTACAAATTCAATAAGTTCAGATTCAATCTCAACAATTCCAAGTCGCGCCACTAATATCATTTTGGTGTCATTAACGATTTCGCGGCTTAATGACGTAATGTTCGGCAAACTTATCACAATGCCGGCTGGAATCGCCGAAATCTTTGCAGTTATGCTATCGAGTAGATATTGATCATCACCAAACTTTTCTAATTCAGTGTTCAATAATCGTTCATGCTTATTGATGCAATCGACCATCTTGATTAAATTACTTAATTTCATATACCCTCCGTTTAGTTGATTAACTTTGCTCGTTCAATTTTTTGTTGCGTTTCCGCCGCTGTTTTTTCCGCAATGCGCGTTTACTCATAGGCACACTCCAAAATGTATTTGCCGATTTCCGGCTTAACGGCGTTTTGCAACAGTTTTCGTTTGCCAATCGCGAAATCAGGTAATTCGATTCCGTAGGCCTTTTCGAGTTGCTGGCGCGTCAGATTCGTGACGCCATGATTGTGCCATCCGCGATAACCGGAATCGATGGTTTTCGGCGCGATTTCAAAATTCGACCAAAAACAATGCCGGTGCAATTCAACGGTCGGATCAATCAACGGTGTATAATACGGCTTGACGTTTTCAACCACCCATTTCAGTTTTTTCGGCGCAAAATGTTTCAAAAACACAATTTCCTGCCACAATGTCGCATCGAAATATCGTGGCTTGTTATACATTTTCGCGGACTGCAATCCTAACCGGCTGTGCGATGGGCAGGGTGGCGATGTCCATATAAAATCAAACTCTTTATAATGATCGAGCAAATATTGATGGGCGTCGGCGCAAATCACCGTGTCGGCGATAAATCGCGACGCATAAACATCGCAAATATGCGGATCGTTTTCAACGGACGTGATTTCGTGTTCGTCACCCCACAACCAACGATTGCCGCCAATGCCAGCATAGAGATTAAGAATTTTCATTATAATCCTCCCATTGGTTTATCGATTTGCGTAATTTAGCGCGTTTGATGATTTTCCATTTCGGCGTGTCGTTATATTCGGCATACAATGCCGCTAGAATCGCTTTTTTCATACTCGGTTTTGTGAATGCTTTAACGATTCCACTAATCACATCTGATACTGCATTTGCAATGCGCCCAAACGCCTCGGCCAATGTCTGTTGATCATCCTTATTCATAAAATGCCTCCAATCGAAACGGCAATTCCAAATCCTCGTCATCGTAATCATCGACGTCGCGATAATTCGTTGTGACCAAACACATCAAATCAATGTCGCGTTCCGAATCATCCGGTGTCATTTCCGCCACCGTGTCGAAAATTCGCGCACGGTTCATTTCCTCGTCGGTTTCGTTGCCGGCGAAATAATCGGCGATTTCATCGATGGTATCGAACACCGTTTCGTTGAAATTCCATTGATCATCGGCGCAAACAACTGAAAAATATGCGATTTTTGGTGCGCTCATTCCAGCCCCTTTCCTTGATCCAATTTGTCGCCATAACCGTTATTGATTAGGTATTCGCGCAACTCGGCCGCCATCGTCAATACCCACTCCAAACCGGATTCCAACGATTGACGCGTCAAATGCACCACCGACATCGTGATATGGTCGGGATCGGTGCGATGCAGGTGTTGGTTGCGGCAATGATATTCAAATCGGTTCAATTCGGGGTATAGCACCTGATAAACCGTGTGTTGCATCGAATTCGCGTAATCGGTGGCCGATGATTTGCCGGTTTTATAATCGATGGCGGTTTTACCGTCACGCAAATCCAACACGCCAACCAAAACACACCAATCATTCAATCGGCGCACCTTTTTCGTGGCCAATTCAATGTCCGGTGATTCCAATTTCCGGCCGCCAAAACATTTCGGCATCCGGCCGGTGCGTTTGGTTTCACGTTCCCATTTCTCGTGCCATTTTTTGCCGGCGATCATCGCTTCGGTTGGTTCAACCTCGACGCCAGCGAACGGCGCAACGGCTCGATCAATATCACCATGAGCCCACGAATTAAGAATCGAGTATGATACGCGAATCGCGCCGTGATTATCACTCTGCATTTTTCACCTCCGAAATTCGAATGGTTTTTTCGCGTGATAATTCAACGATGCCTTTCGGCAGGGCGTAGCGTTTTGCCTTGTATTCATCAATGGCCTTTGAATCCAATGACCATGTGATTTTTTTCTTCCAAAACTTTGACGTGCGCTTTCCGCATGTGCCATCATCTTTAAATTTGGCACCGGCGGCTGAATAATTAACCTTGATTTGATCACCCTTAACGGATGTAAAATTCGGATTATATTCAAGCGCTTGTCGTTCGATTTCGGATTTTAGCCATTCAACGGCATCGCCAACTTCGCGTTGGATTTCCAACAAACGTGCAATGGCATTTTCGGCATTCGGATTGAACACAATCGATTTGCCGTCCTGCTGCAATTGCACAATTTCGGCCGGATTAACTCGAACCACCAAATCATTCGTTGCCATTTTGTGCCTCACTTTCCAATTCGTCGGCCAACGCCGCCGCGTTACCCTTAATGTCGGATTTTTGTTCATCCGACAATTCCGGTTTCGTTTTCGGGTTGTCATCATATTCACCATCGACTTGTTGATCCTTAATCAACGCGTCCTGTAATTGCGTATTCAACGGCCCGAATTTTGACAACAACAATTTGATGACGGTTTTCGTCGCCATTGCATCAAAATCGTCCGCCCACAAACCGGATTTGTATTTGGCAAAATTCTTACTGTATTTTGTGGCGTGCGCCGTGATTTCATCGACGGTCATGTATAGGGTTTTGCGGAACCCATTTAACAATTCGAAAAACGCAATATATCCGACGACTTTCGCCGATTCACGATTTTTGGTTAATTGTTTGAACTCCATTTCACCCGACACAAAATCTTCGCCAACGATTTCATCGGCGCGAACATCACGCGCATTAATCGTTTTGTAATAACCCGATCGTTGTGCCAACTGGATAAAGCCCTTGTATCCCATTTGGAACTGGCAAACCTCACCGGTTTTATTCTTATATGGGATCAGATAGGCGAAGCCCAAGTTCTGATTAATTGGTAAATCCATCGACGCTGCCGTTAATGCTGCGTTTAAAACGGATTGCGGTTCGCATTCCGCCAATTTTCCGTTTTCATTCACCGCCGTCACCAATGATGTGACGAATTGTGGTGCGCGTTTACCCAGCAATTCATTCACACGTTTCGTTACCGAATCGGCGCGAACATATTGCACCACCGTTAAATTATTTGACATTGATCTCCTTTTCCGCTGTCGCCACGATTCGATCAGCGCGTCGGATTCGTTTGGCACATCTCACGGTCAAACGAAACGCCGCGTTATCCAAACCGCGCAGCAACTCGACAATCTCGGCCGGTGTCGGAACATGGGGCGCAAAATGCACCGGCACATGTTCCGTTCGGCTCTGATCAGTTACATTGATATTCATCGATTTGCCCTCCATTTAATTGATTTGTGATTCGTCGAACGCGTGATTCCATTTCAGGATGATTACGATGACCCCAAGTGCCATGAACGGTAACCACCAATAATTCAGATCGTTGATCTCGCTTGCCGCGATAATCGCCGCCGGAATCCCGATCGTCCAACTAACCATTTTTTTGATTGTTTGTTTTGGCAGTTTTGCCATGTGTCGTTCCTTTCGTCGTTATTGGTTCGGTGATGCTCGCAGTCACCACCGAACCGGTTAATTTGTGCGGATCATTGCCGATGTCATGGCGTTTGTTTGCTCGTTCCAAGATAATTTTCGTATGGCAACAGAGTGTCGGCCGTGAATCGGTTTTGATGCCAACGCGAAGCCGCAACTTTGGTGATTATTCGAAGTTCCCAGCCTCACGAAACATCAAAAAAGATCGACGTTCGTCGATCCAATGATTCCTGCTCTGTTGCAGGCTATTTTTCTATCGTTGCGATTATTGATGTGTTAAAATATTCCCATGCAACACGACAAAATTTTTCGGGATAAGTATAAGCAATTGAATGAGGAGCAAAAACGCGCCGTCCGACAAACCGA